GCCTGATCATGCATGGAGAGGTAATGCATCGCAGTGTCGAAGTTAGAGTGCATGATTTCCTCCTCGTTTGAGCCTTTCTTGGTCCAGTAAGGGAATTCTAAGACCACTTTCAACTCAAGGGGGGCGATATAACGAGCCGCAAAGGGGTCGAAACGCCAACGCCGCTTGAGGAATGTGACCTCGTTCAATGGAACGAAGGGCGTCGTAACTGGTTCTTTATTGGCATCAGTGTATTCCATGCCAAGTGTGGGGAGCCAGTGAGCGAGGAGAAGCATGTTCATGTACTGAACTTTCTTCGGATGCGTACTGATGACATGGTCGTCACCAAGACGCAAAGACTTCACGTACGTATCGAACTCGTAGCAGAATGTACAAACTGCTGCGAGATCTTGGGGTGAGGGAGTCCAGTGCCTGATGTTTTCAGCGGTTCGGACGGTATGCGAGATAGCATAGACATATCTCTTTGCAACACCAATGTAGATAGTGTTCCAGAGGGCAGTCAAAGGGTTGCCAGAGGGCATTTTTCCGAACCATTCATAGACAATACCGTCAATGATGTGGCGAGAATTTGTAAGTTCGCGAATAAGAACATTGCGAGCAAGAGCATTCTCAGGTCCATCATCATACCAAGGGTTGACGATATGATGAAGCATCAGATAATGAAGAGTGGCACAAGTGCTGCTATCAAGTCCAATGTAATCACCGGCACTGAGGTTCTTACCTACAGAAAGTAGGTTGTCGAGAGCGATAGACCACTCGATTGAATGTGGATTCATTCCAATGGCAGAGCCATTGAAAATTCGGCCTTCTTGATAAAGGATCATAAATTGGCCGAACATCATTCTGAATACAATCAGCAGAGCTAATGGGGACCCAGAAATGAATCTTGTTTCCACGTTCGCAACGCGTTTAAGACCGCGTCTCTCGTCTTTTAGGGCATCCTGATATATGTGGAACAATCGGACACCCTTTCTTGCTTGGTCAATAATGTACTGACACTCAAGCTTGAGCAATTTTGCCTCAGGCTTTTCAAAATCGATGTTGCCATCGGTGTCGCAGTGCAGCCAGTACGTTTTGCCAGGATAGACAACAGAACGAACAAGAACATAGGGATAACCAGGACTGGTATCGAGGGGGATCTTCCGAAGATGATCCCCAAGACCCTGACATGCCTGCTCAAATGTAAGAATGGAGCGATCGGTGTGCTTTGGAGCTGCCTGCGTGATGCAGTTGAGCTCAGCGCGACACGCGTGCTCGAGAATCTTAATTTGAGCGTCAGTAAGAGCAGTGTCAGAGTGGCGATACCTTTCGAGAGCTTTTTCCCAAGGATCAATTACGAGACCGTCCTCAGTCTTGATCTTGCGGAGAACCGCAGGTTCAGAGATGTGAGGACCCCACGCTTCAAAAAGCTGTGAGGGCTTTATCTGAGTTTTTGAGGCGCTTCCAGCAGAAGGAACAGAGTAGAGTGGCTCAAAGCCACCTCCAGGAACAGGACGATCTGTTGGGGTTGCCTCAATTTGAATTGAGTGAGGGTTGGGGTTAATGTCGAAGTGAGTTTTGACTTGGCCAATGAAAGGTGGAGATTTTGTGATCATCTCCTCAAGGGCTTCGTGAAGGTCTTCCATGGTAACAGAAGACGCAAAACCTACTCCTTCACCATCACCGGCTGTGTGAATACCGATGATCTTGTGACCCCGAATGAAATTGTCTCTGAGTAAAACAGGGGCTCCGCAGTCACCATCAGCAGTGTTAATGCTGTAAGCATAACCACGGACAACAGTCCATTCAATCATCTTTTCAGCGTCGCCTTCGACAGGTAATTCGCATTCAAGATTCTTGATGAACTTGGCTCCATCAAACTCCTTCACGGTGCAAAGGGGAGGTTCATTACCGCGACGAAGTAGAATAGCAATGTTGAGATTGCGACTCTTTTCGAGCATGGAGCGTGTGATAAAGTTGGACGAGATGTCAGGCCTGTCGGGAACAGACCCTCCACAGTCAACAAGAGCAATATCACACTCAGTGAAGACTTTGGGTGAATAAGCATTCAGGAACTTTTGGCAGGGCACGAGAAAAGGCTTGACATCAGCATGAGCAACAGAACGAAGCTCAAAGAGGTCATTAGGTCCGTACAGACCAGTCTCAACTTTGATTCGGATCAAATTTACAATGTGCAAAGGCAGCATGAGAATGCGGCCACGAACAAAAAGAACAGAACAACAAGGTCCAGGGGCGTCAGGCATAACCATCGCAAAAGAATTCTTACGATGTATACTGTAAAGCAACTGATCAGTATTGTCATCCTTGACTTGTCCCTTGGCCTTCACTTTAATATTGGACTTCTTCTTCTGGCCCTTCTTTGCATCCCATTGATCGGACTGAGCTCCTTGTGGTCGGAGCTCATCAATGGAACGTTCAGAAGGTTCAGCACTCTTACTGCCCATATAGTACGACGCAACGCCAGTACCAATAAGGGCTGTTAGAGCAATACCGATCCAGGGAAGGTAACTTTTGAGCTTTGTGAAAAGATCAAATTGAGAAATCCAATTCTTAACAGTGGTCCAGGTTCGAGAAAACCAGGACTTAAGGTCATCGATCTTGGAACGGGCATGTACAATCCAGAGAGAGACATCATCGTTCATCGCACGAATCCATTGTTCAACACGAAGTTGATACTCATCTATGCGACGTTCGAAGTTGTCCCGGAGTGATGTAAGATACTGTACAATATTGAAGAACCAGGTGTTACCCTTCTCCTTAACCCATTGCCAGACCATTTCTAGTCTGATTCCAGCAGCACGGAAGCGCTTGAGAAGATCATCTTTAAGTCGGTGATCGAGGCGCTCCCACCAAGGAGGTGTAAGAGGGTCAAGAATAGGGTTCACAAGAAGCAGTTCTTCTGAAGTGTGATCAACAGAAGTAGAGGTCTTAGGAACTTCGGGGTGCGTGAGGGGATTAACAATCCCCATCTCAATATCTCCGAGAGGAAGAGGTGACAAGTGCATGCGTTTCGGCCGGCGAAACCAGTCGAAAAGCCCTTGACCCTTGAACTTCGTGAAAAGATTTCCACGACGAGCAGGGTACTTGCCTTTCTTTTCCTTCTCTTCAATTTCAAGACGGGTTGCAGCATTGGCTTCTGAGAGGTCTGCCTCAACTTCCTCACTACGGTCGCCAAATATTCCTCTAAGGATATACTCAGCTTGTTCTGAGGGAGTGAGACCATTCTTTTCAGCATAGCTGCGAGCTCCGATGCAACGGCCACGGAGATCGTTGAGGTAATTCTTATAGGCTTCTCCTTTCTTCTCATGTTTACGATAAACTTCCACGGATTCACGGATAACTTCATCGTATGAGATATAGCCACCATACATTTCACCATTCGATCTGACTCTAATGAATTGAATCACTTTTGAGTCAAAGGTGGTAATGTTAGCGGCAGCGAGTTTAGCCTTATCAAGAGTCCAATTAATGGGATTAGAACTAAGTGGACCATCATCCTTTTCATTCTTAGCAAAATCAGGATGAGGCACGATGCGATAGTTGAGATCAAATCTCCGATCTACAGCACGTGTATCCAAAATTGCATTCGAAACTACCTTGGGCTGATTAGTTGTGGCGATTATAATGCGACTCATGAAAGTCGTATTACCCTTCTGAGAAATGTCTGCCATGTGGCAGACATGGGTGAAGTCACCATAACAACGGATAATGTCCATCATCTCGTTATCAGGCATGCCAGCGGCATCAATGGCTTGGTTGAAGTCATCGAAGATAGTCACCCACTGACCTGTGTATCCATCCCAAAATTTCTGTTCCCACTCACGAGTGTAAACATAACGATTGGGTTCATTCACATAGTGCTTGATTTGGTCCTCGGGCAGGACAAGCGCAAGCAAACATGTGATGAAGGGCTGAGTACAATAGGACTTTCCGACTCCAGGAGAACCAATGAACTTAATACAAAGAGGGGTCGGACGAGAGAAAGTGCCCTTCACATTTGAGTTGTCAAACTGGGCCTTGATTCGATGGAGAGTACGAATAATCTCCATCAACCCATACTTAACTTTCTCAAGAACTTTCTGATGTTGGAACGATGCAGTATGCATAAGACCCTCTTGTATGAGCTTACAAATAAGATCGTAGTTGTCACTACTAATCACAAGGGTCTTCTTCTGAGCTTTATTGATCACTTCTTCAGCCTGCTTGAGCCAGGCATCATAGGTTGGGCACTCAGAAGAGAAGATTCCAACAGATTCGTAACCAAGGATAGAGCGAGCCTTATTAAGGGCCCACTCGGAATACTTTACAATAGTCTCAATTATGTTACCAGCTCCCTCCGCTACACGGGGAAAGTCAGCAGCAAGTTTGAGACCATCCATTACCTTCTTAGCATGCCCAGTTCCAAGAGTGAAACCAGACACCGTAAGAGCAAGAAGTTTTCCAACAGAAGCACAGCGTTCACCTGAGATAGATCCAGCAAAGATGTCGAGAATGGAAGAAGCCTTCTTAGGATCTTCCTCCTTTTTCTCTTCACCTCCAGCTTGACCTTTCATTTTCTCAGGTTCTCTCTTGCCAACATCAAGTGAAAAAAGAGCACGAAACTCCTTCTCCACATGTTCCTTCCAAAAGCCTTGAATAGGTCTAAGCAAGGCCATATAGCCAATAGCAGCACATCCAACGAGTAACCATTGGAGGGAAGGTCCATCAGCGAGCATTTTATAGCAAGAGTACAAAAGAGCGATGACAGGAGGTGCAAAAGTCATGAGGTCAGTGGCCACATTCTGAAGAGTGTAACCTTTGAGAAGCTCCTCAAGTTTGCCTGAAATGTCAACGCCTCGTTTCACAGATTCAGCAAGATCCTCAAGGGGACCCACAAATTTATCAAAAACCTGTCCCTTAAAAGGCATGGACAGTTTTTCCAATTTGTGGTCTTGAGCTTCCTTGAGTTTCTGAGTTCTATGACGATCGAGACGAGACTTGCAAATCTTGAGTTTAGCACGCTCCGAAGCATCGTGAGCAAGTCGAAGCTCACGACGGATTAGAGCAGATTCTTGTGCATCGACATATACCGCAAGATCATGCGGATGTTTGTGTCGATCAATCTTCGGTCCATCATGAGTATAAATATGAATTTGGGCACCCGCGTAAGGATCACGCGGTTTCTTCATTTTACCTTTTGGAGTGTTCTTGTGCTGTTTATCGAACTGGTCGATCATTTTCCTAGCTTCAACAGTATAAGAAAAGTCAGCACATTGTCCTTTGAATTTACCCTTAGGGGGATCTTTGTCAAGATCTCGAGTGCATCCAAAAGAACAAGATTCACCACAGACATGTGTAGGAGCGGATCCAGGATTAGAGCCATCATACTCTTCAATTCTGGAAACCATATTCGAGAGATCAATTGGAGGCAAATGATCACCAGGATTAGGCAACATGTCTGAGATCATGGTATTAGCACGATCAGTAAGAGGTAGGGGTTCGGGGGGTGCAGGGCGGATGAAAGCAGCACTGTTAGGAAACCAAAACTCATCAGGGTCTGCACCCTTATGAGTATTGTGTTCTCGAATAGCAGCAAAGCAATGATAACAGTAAGGAGCTGAATCATTCCATCCATGAATAGCACAAAAAGCCATACTCTTCCAAGTTGATTGCGGAGGCAACTGTCCAGTCTCCAAAAGAGCAAGACAATCCTCCATAGGGCAACCAACACGAGCAAAGAGCAAAGCTTGTTTAGCATTACGACGAAGATCTTCAAGTGCAGCAATGGAAACATGAACAGATCCATAAGTGCAAACAGAGCCAGGTAAAAGCTTGAAAGCCTCTTGCATGGCGTGAAGCATCTTAGTGGGATCAACAAGAAGTTGATCAGGTAGCTTTGGTTGTTCAGAGGTAGAGACAACCTGAGCTGGAGCAAACATCTTAGCTTCACAAGCATCCCAGTTTTCAAGAATGAATTTACAGGCACGATTGGTAGCTTCCTTCTTATTTCGTCCAACAGATTTAGCAAGGCAAACACCAGCGACTACCACGTCGCAGGTATACTGAGGATTAGCAACGGAATGACCAGGAGTCTCAGCAACGATACAAACTGGTTGAGGCCAGCCAAGTTTCGACGCCTTGACATAGAAGTCTCCTTTATATAGGTCGTAAGAAGAAGGAGCATGAGGAAAAGATGTAATAGGATCAAGCTTAGTTCCAGCGAGAATGCTACAGTACATGAGATGGGCAGCTGACTTCTTGGCTTCAACTTGGTTCTTCGCAGGGAGACCACGAAGTGTACCATATTCACACTGGACAGTAGCAACGTACTCAGGAGCATGAGCACTACCAGACTTATCAAGAGTATAGTACGGAACAGAGTGATAGTTGCGTTGACAATACTCCTGGAGTCGGTTGATAGATAGATCATCATGAGCTTTCGAATCCAGTAAAGGCTGTAGCGGCAAACCGTACGGCACAGTATTTCGTTTAAAAGCAGAAGTAGCATTAGAATTAATAGTGGGACGACCCCCCACTCCTGGGTTTGAAACGTTTGAATTAGTAGACTCCATATCATCATAAAATGTATAAAGACGGGCTGCGCCTTCAAAAGTTTTTATTTTGACGTACAATAGCGTACAACTCTCCACTTATTACAGCACGTTGGAAAGGACGTGAGCAGATAAGATCCGTGAAATGCAAGCACGTGACGTTACTAATCGTCTCCGATAGAGCTCGGGCCGATTATTGGCTGCGTCCCAGCCAATCCACATTTAGCCCCAAATTGCTTAAAGAAAGCAACCACGCATCAGTGGGAGAACTACTCTAGGGTAGATCCTTATGGGTGACTCTCAGAGCTTCGACCGCAAATGAATAGACAAGGAAGTGGGACCTCCAGTGAGGACCACTATTAATCACAAACAAAAGCAAAATCTAACTCGCAAGTCTTAAAGTTACAAGTATACCTCATCTGTCCTTAATTAACAGCCTTGAACAGCCAGGCAATAGAGTGACGTTAAGAATCGCAATAGCACGAAAGTTGTGGAACTAACAAACACCCCAAACTGCATCAAGCGCAAGCGACTTAGCGATACAGATGTATAACGATCAAAGGGTAAGAGATAGAGATAGCACATAAATTCCAAATAAATGAAAGGTATGTGGTATCCGCATCACATTATACAAATGGGTAGAAAAT